TAAAAGAATTTGTACCTGTCCCAGCAGTAACAGCAACAGGCCCCGGAATTGAAGGAGCTGGTATATATAGAATTGCAGCACCACCGCCACCACCGCCACCACCTGCTCCGTAAAGTGACGAACCGCCAACAGCAGGCCCTCCATTGCCACCAGCACCAACAACAGTTACTTTAATTGCTTTTAATCCCGCTGGCTTTGTCCAAGTTGCCGGGCTTGTGTAAGCATTTAAAATGTAATTGCCGCCTGTTGACACTGATGCAGCCGTTGCAGCCCATCCAGTTGGCGAAGCTGCGAGAATGGTTCCGGCAGTAGTGCCGCCAATTTCAACCATAGCAGAAGTGCCATTGCCCACAAGAATTGCTCCTGCTGTTACTGTGGCTTTGCCAGTGCCGCCATTAGCAACAGCAGTTTGATTATAAAGACCAGCAGCAGCATTAAGCTGCCCGCTTGAATTAACAAAGTTGCCGAGTTGCGATAAATTAAATGCCTGCGTCATGCTGCGCCCGTCCTTGAATATGTTTGCTGGCTCAAAACTGTTGTGTTATTGAGTGGCGTTGTTACTAATGTATAAGAACCCGTTGCCATTGAGTAATCCGATGTTTGAACATATAAACAGCCGTTACCATAAACTTCAAATGCTGCCGAATCATATAAATAATTGTAAACAGTTTGACCATTTACTGTAAATGTAGAAACTAAAGCCGGTGAGCCATTTGGGACACCAAAATTATTAGTGGCAAATTGAATAATATCAAAATTTCCTGTTGCCGTAGATGGAAAATTGTTCACTGTATTACCAACCAAATCATAGTCTTGGTCATTAACAATTGTGCCATTTAAAAATAATAATTCAGCACCAGAAACAAATTGAAATGTTGTCGGTGTATAACTTGAAGCTGCCGATAATGTAGCATTCCAGCGACTAAATGACGGATAAACAGAGCCAAGTGCGCGATAACGATATAGCTGTTGTCCCGCTGTTGCTGTAAATGCTCCAGTAAATACAATCTGTTTTGTTACATAATTAATTGATGCAACAGTGTATTGAGTTGGCAATCCCGTGTTTGAAAACGTAATTTTATCGCCCGCATTAATTAGCTGGTTTGGCAAATTTGTAAATGTGCAAGTTGCTGTTCCTGATCCGCTTGAATAAACCAATCCAAGATTTTCATAATAAATTGCTGTGCTTACTGATCTAAATGAAATGATAGAAATATTATCACCAACAGCGCAAGCATTTGTAAATGTTACCGTTGTTGCCGTTTCTGTGTAATCAATTCCCGGAGAAAAAAGCGCGCCATTTTTAAAAACAAAATCTTGGCCCGTTATAAATCCTGCCGTTCTTGCAGTTGGAGTAAATACAGTTTGCCCGGCTGTTGCAACAGCATCATAATTTGAATAATAAAAACCATCGGGAGGAATTAAACCAACCACCCGACCATAAATATCAATTGTTAATTGAGAAACCGAACTTGTATAAGTTGATGAGCCGCCAAAATCTAAAAATTGAGCAAGCTGGCCGACTAAAGTGCCATCAGGATTATTTGAAATAGATAATTCGCCACCACCTGTTGAAGTAGTTCCTGTTCTTGTTAATTGCCCCGTCCGAATATCAAGATCAATATAATTTGTTCCATCCGGCAATGCAGACCAAAGCGAATTATCAAACGTAGAAGCCGGAACATAAGCAGCAGTGCCAGCTGCATATACTGCCGGAGCTGTTCCAAAACTAAATTTTCGACCAGTTCTATTAATAAAACAAAGTTTATTTGCTGTTCCAAATGTCGGTTGAGCTAAATACCAAGTGTAATCAGATGCAACCGAACTGTAAGAAGTTGAAGAAGAATTATAAAGACCATAATAATTTTTTCCAGTTGGCGATGCTGAAATATTTGTGCCAATTAAATCATCACCATAGGCAACAATTAAATATTGCAAATCATAAGTAAATGTTGTTGGTCGCCATTGCAGCAAACTAGATGCCGGAGAATAATCACTTGAGCCAAGATTATTAACCATGCGTGTGAAAAAATACCAATTGCCGGACGGTATATCAGACAAAGTAATCAAAGTGGTAGAACTTGGCGTATATGGATTTCCATCAGCTTGAATAGCCGTTGTGCCAGCAAAATAACGCTGTGTGCTTGTTGGCGCAGCGTATGCCGAATACCACAGTTCAGCATATTGCGTAATGCCATTTGGAGCAATATAAACAGTCGCAATAAATGATGGATTAACACCCGAAGGATTTAAACCGCCAATTGTAGGAGCTGTTAAAGTACCCCATGCCATTGGATTACCAAAGCCAGTATTCGGAGCTGGAGTGAATTCTGTAACGCTTACATCATTATAAACAAGAAAATTATATTCAAGCAAAGTTAATGATGCAGTAATAGTGCCATCATCATTAAAGTTTTCAACTACTTTAGAAATTCTAAATAATTTTGCAGCCCATCCATAATTTGCATTTGTTAGAGAAATAATATCTCCGGCTTCTAATTGCAAGCCTTCATAATCAATAATACATTGCACTTGCAAATCTTCGCGGCAAGATTTTAAAAATCTATTTGCCAAAATTTGTGCGCGAACGGAGCTATTAACAAGCGGCAAAGTAATAGATTGTTTATTTACCGGCTCATTTGGATATAGCAAAGTAGGATCAATAACAGCAAGATCATAAATTGAAGAATTAAAACTGTCTTGCGCTGTGCTGTCTGGAAACTTCACTTCTGCAACATTAAATGAAGATGCAATATCAAGAGGCGTTACTTGAATTGGGCCAATAATATTACTATCATTTAATGCCATTGAAATTGAATAAGTAGTTGATTGGATAATAACGCCCCAATCACCAAGAATTTCATTATATTTAAGTAAGCAATCAGCACATGTAGCCATGTACTGTAAATTTGTCATAATAGTTTGCGAAGTATCAATTACACCATCAAACCTAAATCTTGGCTGTGTAGTAATGCCACCAGAATAATTCGTATAAGTTACATTTTGAGCAGAGTAAACATTTAATGCTGTCAAAGTTGCTGCGTCAATATTTGTGCTTGCAACAGCCGCACCATATCTTGTCGATTGCAAATAATCATTAATGCAATCGCCGGGAGCATAACGCGAATTGGTAAGCTGAAATTTGGTTTGCTGAATGCCTGTTAAATTTGCCGTTTGTGAATATTGAATTTTAATAATCACAAAAGCGCAATTTGTCATTAACTTTGTTGCATCCCACTTATAAGTTAGATTTGGGTTCGCCATAATATTTGACGAATAAGCATAATAAGCCGTGTTTGTTGGATTTTGCGATCCGTTACGATAAAAATAAAACTCTAATTTTCCAGCAACAGTGGTATCAGTAATATTTGTGGATTCATCTAGCAAACCAGTAACTTTGTAGAGCTGACCCGGAGTAGTGCTAAAAATTACTCGTTTGCCGCCCCAATATACATTTCCGAATGTATAAGTATCAGGCGATGCTCCTATGTTTGTATTTGTTACTTCAGCAAGAGCTAAGCAATAATAAAGATTTTGATTATCTGTTGTTATAGATAAATCAGTAACAATGCCGCCTACATAAGCTGAGCCATAAACAACAGGAATTTTATTATCACCAGCCGGAGGAATTTGAATTCTACTGCCCGGATTTTGTTGATCACCTAAAGTATTATTTTGATTTGATGATGGGGAAAATGCTTTTGCAAGAATTGAAGATGCGATCATATTAATCGCAAATGCTGCAATTGTTGCAGTAATTCCCGTTAAACCAAAAACACTCGCTGCAATAATTGATCCGGGCATAATTTATCTAAACCATGTTTCTTCAAGTTTTGCAAAACCGAATTTTTGATAATCTAAATCCGGAGAATTTGACATTTTACTTAGCGTAAAAAATTTAATGCGATCTTCTTTTTTATATTCTTCGCATTGCTGAATATACGCTTGCAGCAAACGATAACCTGCTGTGCCGCCTCGATGCTCAACATCTACCCAATATGCGACCTCGCTTATTTGCATTGCTTCAGGATTCCAGATATTTGGATGTTGAGCGGCAATTAACATTCCAACAATTGATTCTGCTTTTTCAGCAAGCAAAATAAAACCTGCACCAGCAATAATATTGCTCAACAATGTTTCAATATGTTCTTGATTGTTTGAATCTTTTAAAAATTGAGTTGGTGCTTGCTCACGGTAATTTTTAAGCATCCGTACAATTTCAGAAAGATCATATTTATTTGCTTGTCTTATCATGTTTTATCCTATGAATTTGGAGCTGCGCCTTTGCCAAACTGGTAATTAATTGTTTGAATAAAATTCACGCGATTCATTGATGAATCTGTTGCATTGAAAAATGTCCAAGAATTATTATTTGTATATCTGCCAGCAACTCGGTTTTGTAAAATTAATTGAATGCTTGATGCGCTTACCGTAATTGTACCAAGATACGCCCTTACATCTTCCATAAATTGTTCGGAAATTGCAAAGCTGTTGATATATCCATTAAAAAATTGATACAAGCCACCAGTGCCGCCAGTAGTCAGCAATACGCCATTGGCATCAAAAAATCCATGCCACATTTCAATCTGCGCGCCTTTTAATTGCGCTCCCAAAACAACAGAAAGCAGCGCAGTATCAATTCCAACTAAAGTAATAGTTGTTTCATTTGCAGTTGATTTAATATCCCGCTGCGCTGATCCAACTTTTACTAAGCTGCCAAGCCCGGTAAATGGATTTGCATCAACAGCCGAAACTGTTACAGCCGTTGGCGTAGTAGAAAACCGATAAACAGCCGAGCCGGTAGTAATGCGAACAAAATCAGCATAGCGAATAATATTTGTATTTTGTACTGGTGGAATATTATTCAAAGAACCACCTCATATGCGCCAAATGCACCATCCCAAGAAATGAAGGAATCATTGGTCATTGGAACCAAAGTGTAAGCAGGATAATCGCGCAAAATAACAGGGAAAGTGATTCCAGCATAAGTATTGCCACCCAATGCCGCAGTTGTTCCGTATTGGCCTATTACAGCCCCGATTGACGTTGTTACCGTAGTAAGTACCGTTCTATGCACCGGAACGCTCACGGTTGCTCCTGCGCCTCTTTGAACGTCTGCTGTCGCAATATATGAATATCGGTCAACCTGAATAAAATCACCAGCGCGAACAATATAAGCAGCAGAAGAAATAGAAGGTAAAGTACCTAAAACAATAGTTTTATTTGCCGTTGCTGATGTAATCGTTACAGAGTTAATTTGCACCGATGTCATATCGCCTTGATAGGCAATATAATTTAGCCAGCCCGTAGAACCAAAATTTAAATATTGCTCAGTAATTCTGTCAGCAACTCGAAGTGCAGAAAGAACATTTCTATTTTTTGAATAAAGCAAATAATTCATCGGCTTTATTGAAAATTGAAAAGGCTGCACAGTCAAAATTTCCGATGTGCTGATCCGCATATTTCGCGAAAGCATTTGCCCTGCAAATTTGTGATCCATGATATTCACGGATTCAGCGACCGATAAAATTGTTTGTAATGACATAAATTACCTTGTAACTGGAATGCCGCGGTTTGCGCTTTGATACGAAGCCCAGATTGTATCTTTATTTTTAGCTAAAAATTGAATACCGCTTTGAGTATCAATAGCATTCATGCTGGCAATATATGGACCGTTAATAGTAGTGCCGCCGCCGGAAGAAACTTGCGCTTGCCATGCGCCATTTGGAATAATTGTTCCGGGTCGATTTGGAATTAACAATTCAGGTCCATTTTCACCAACTATTGTTGGCCCATCAATTCGCCCGCCAGTAGCCATTCCCGGATACTGCATTGCTGAAAATCCTTCTAAAGTTGAAGAACTTCCAGCGCCCATTGCGCCAACGTCAACTATTCCAATGGCATTTTTTAAGAAGCCAAAAAGTTGCGATGCTTGCATTTTTAACTGCAAAGCAATCATTTCTTTCAACATAGAACCAACCAAATCACTAAATGCCAATTTACCAGTTCTTGCAAATTGGTTAATAGCATCTTCCATAGTATTCATGGCAATACCAAATGATTTTTGGCCTACATTAAAATTCTTTTCTGATTCAACTGCATACTCGCGAAATGCACTTTTCCAGCCTTCAATAAAACTATATTGCCGCTCAAATGAATCATCGAAATTTTTTCTTTCGGCAGCGTTTGTTTCTCTTGTTGATGCAAGCTGCAAAGAAGTTAATTCCTCAATATTTTTAATTTTTTGTTTATATAATTTTTCAGCAAATTCTTTATCTTCAGTAGATGCTTTTTCAAAATCACGAAGTGCTGTAATTTTTGCAGCCTCTGCACTTCTTTGAATTTCATTTAATTTTTCAGCTTGCTCAATGATTAATTTTCTTTGATTATATTCATCAATTGAAATTTTATATTTATCAGCTTCTAATGCCAATAAATCTAGATTTAAATAATATTCTTGAAAATATGCACCAATTTTTTCTTGTTGAATTTGTTCGCCATATTTTAATTCGGCGTTAAATTTGGCTTTTCGATCTAACAATCTTTTTAATTCATCAGCTGCTCTTTTTGCCGCAGCTTTTTCTTTTTCGCTGGCTTCTTTATATGAGCCAGTTGATGCTGGTTTTGCAATTGGTGAAAACGCTGGTTTTCCTTTTCCAACATGCTCAGTTGTTGCGCCTTCTTCGCCGGGCATACCACCCATTGCTGCGCCCCAATCAACACTAGCATCACCGCCTTCTTTAATTGAATTCCAAGTTTTAAATAAATCAGCAGCAGAATTAACAACAGCAGCAAAAGGAGCGACCATCAATTGAATAATATGCCCAATTGATTTCATCGCTTTTTCAATGTTATCCCAAGCCTTTGCATTTTCATTAATTGCTGCAATTAAACTAGGATCGGAAAACTTTTTATATTCATCAACAAAGCCGCCCCAATCAACTCCTTTGGCTGCTTTGCCTAACAAATCCTGTGCAAGTGCTGTTCGCTTTGTTTCATCTTCAACTTTTGCCAATTCAGTTGCAACCCGCTTGAACATTTCGTCAAGAGATAATTTGTCAACATCTTTGCCGGAAATGCCAAGTTTTGTAAAAGATAAACGTAATGCGTCACTGCCATTTCTTGCATCTTCTTGAACGCTAGCAAGTTTTGAAAAAAGAGTTGTCACGTTATTAGCTTCGCCGCCAGCCGCTTGTAATGCGCCCTGCGTAGAAATTAATGAATCAACTGTAATATTAAATGCTTTTGCTGTATCTGTAATTTCATCAGCTTTTGAAAATGCTTGGCCAACCAAATAACCAAGACCAGCCATGCCCATAGCGGCACGACTAGCCATTGTCATCATGTCTTGAGTCGCTTTCTCAGCAATACGAATTTGTTTGCGCTGGTTATATTCAAATTCTTTTGTTTTCTTTGTGGCATCATCAATGCCTTTGATAAATTCTGTTGAATTTAAACCGAGAACAACACCAAGGCGCGCAATTAAACTCATGATGAACCTATTCCGTTTTTAGCTTTATATTTATTTAAAGCGATTGTTATTTCTTTGCCCAACTGTTCAGAAACTGCATTGTAATTTTTTTCTAATGCTGGCCGCAAATACGGTTTTGCTGGCATTTTAACTGTTCCTAATTCTCGCTGTAATGCTAATGCGGAACGCTTGCTTAAGCCTCTAATATCAGCATTTTTATTGTGATTTTTTGTCCCAAATTCAACGGCGATTGCACGAGCGTCTGAAACGTCACCAATATTTTTTATGCCACTTTTACTTGTTTTTGATTCAACATATTTTTTAACAAGTTTTGCGGAAACGGTAGCAATAACAATATCACCTTGTTTTACATATTGCGATCTTAAATCTGAGCTTTTAACTGGTCTTGCGCTTACAGTCAAAGTTTTTTTAAGTTGTCCAGTATCTAAACCATGTCCCGGAATAAGATTGTTTTTTGCTGCTTGCAAAACAATTTGCATTGCCTTTTTAGCTGCCGGAACTAATACATTTTTTCGTGCATCTTGAACGCCAAAATCCTTATTCATTTGCCCGAGCAAATATTGGAATTCAGTAAAGCCAACAAATTTAGCCATTATTAAAAACCTCATTTGATCCGGGCATCATTTGAATAAATGAAAGAAGGTTTTTATTTACCAATTCTTTCTTTTGTTCTTCAGTTTGCGGAGTGTAAATGTAATCGTAAGTTTGCCCAATAATATCTTCTAATTTATATGCTGATTGATCTTTTGAACGAATGTAATTAAAAACACCAGTTGTTAAACTTCCCAATGTTGTTAATACTTGTTTATTTCCAATCAATCCATCATTTAAAGAAATCATTACTAATCGAAAATCTTCTTCGCTCACTGCGTCTGGATTTGCTCCGTGTGCAATCATGTACGCACGAGCTTGCAAACGCAATGAGCCAATTAGTTTTTTCTCGTTTCCTCATATCCCGGCGAAATTACTTCAGTAATTTTTTTTGATAATTCAATTTGAATTGAAAAAGGAAACTCACTTTCAATTTCTTCATAAGTCAAATTATCCATATTTTCGCCATCAATTTCAGGCACTAGCAATTTAAACATTTCAAGAATTCTGGCATTTGTTTGCGCTGCCATTTTTGCCATTTCTTTTACGGATTTTCCGCTAATTAAAATGTCATCTTCTTTAAATTCAATTGCCTCACCTTCAATTTCTTCTTTTTTTTCAATCAAAGGAATAGAAAGTTTTTCGTACTGAGCAGAAATGTCGGCATTTTTTACCCGATTATTCATTTCATCCATCTCAGAGACAAGCGGAACCCGAACCCGCAATTTTTGTCCAGCCATTACAAATTCTCGAACACGAATTTTTTGGCTGTTTACTTTAAGTTTTTCTGATAGTTTCATTTAATATCCTTTTTTATAATTTGTTTGTAAATTTGATCGTTTAGTTCGCAAACATATTGCACCACTTCAAACGGTGACATTACATCAGCATGTCTGGCTGCAATTTCATGAACTAAATTAATTCCGGTAATTTTTTGCTCTGGAAAACCAAACCAATTTTTATTACCTGTGTTTACTTGGCTAATCAAAAAGCCAAGCAAGTCTTGAGAGCTTGAGATTTGTGTCATATTTTATCTAAAAAAAACGCCCCGAAGGGCGAAAAGGGTATTAGTTATTCGACCAGCCGTATTGATTGCCACGCGGATGAACAGTAAAAATACATTTGGCTTCTGCGCCCGGAGCTGCATCAATTTGAAATTGAGAAACTCTGCCGTTAAAAGCATAAGCAACTGTATTTGTGCCATCAACAGCAGCAACAACAAATGTTCGATCAATAGTTCCGCTGTAAGCATCGCCACGAATCAAAAGCAAACCGGCATCAGATGGATTCCAAGGCGCAGTAATTGATAGCGATGTTGGAGCAGACTGTACCGGAATTTTGTCAGATTGCCGCGATCCAGCAATTGAAAATGAAGCCACGCCATCATCTTGACCAAATGCCGGAACAGCCTCTATATTAAGAGCGACACCAGCCGCGCCTGTGCCATTTGCAGCAGTGCCGACAATGGTTGCAACTGAAGCGGTCCAAACTGAAAGGTTTGCAGTTGTCAATGGCGTTGGAGCCGCGCCGGATTGCATCCAAAATGAAGCGGCAAAACCCGGTAGAACTTTTGCTGGAATAGTCATGATTAATCCTTATGCGTTATTTGACCAGCCGTATTGACCACCACGCGGATGGATCGTAAACATTGCCTTGGCCTCTGCACCGGGAGCTGAATCAATATCAAACTGGCTCACGCGACCGTTAAAGGCATAATAAACAATGCCAGTGCCATCAGTAGCAGAGATCACAAACGTGCGATCAATCGTGCCGCTGTAAGCATCAGCGCGCATCAGCAAAAGATTAGTATCGGCAGGATTCCATGGGGCCGTAATGCTCAATGAAGTTGGAGCAGATTGCACAGGAATTTTATCTGATTGACGGGAGCCAGCAATACTAAATGATGCGACACCGTCATCTTGACCGAAAGCAGGAATTGCTTCAACATTAATCAAATTGCCGTTTGTAGCAATAGCAGAAACGGATGCAACTAGAGAAAGTTGAGCAGTCGTCAAAGGCGTTGGCGATGCGGTTGGTTGGCAATAAAGAGCCGCGCTGAAACCGGGTAGAATTTTATTCGGGAGAGCCATTTTTATTCCTTAGAAAAAATTTATAAACTGTTTTATGCTGGAATATCAATTGTGCAATCCATAAAAATAGAATGCAATCCAATTTCATTATCGTAAGTATTATAAAGCCAATTTACATCAGCTTTTGAAATATAAAAACCAGTTACACCACCAAATTGCCCGCTGTATCCATGAAGCTGCTGCAAAATTGTATTTGATAAATCAAAGCCATCAGAAAGATTAACAGTAAAAACGCTAATTTGAAAAATTGGCCTATCAATACTTTTATTACTTTGCGTTGTTCCAGTAAAAACTTCCTGATGAATATTCCGCAAATTCCAAGTTATAAATTTTGGCTGCGTTGCAAAATTTCGATTGAATGAAGCGTAAACAGGAACCGGATCAACAATAGATGTTAATTGCGCCTGAATCGCTTTTGCATATTCGCTTGGATTGTTTTGCGTTGCCATTTTATACTTTGGTTACCGGGTCATTGTGATAGCAAAGAAAGGTAATTGTCATGCGATCATTTGCCTCAACTGCGCTTTCAATTCGCCAATCAAGATTACGCCATTTAACAGCGTAAGCATGTTGCGTATCAGCCATATCACGAGTATATGGCGTATAAGAAAAAGTAAAGTAAATCAAATTTTGATAAATACGGTATTTATCCGTAATCGTTAAATTTGTTTTTACTTCTTTAACCAATGGCCTAGATGCAAATTTTAATGTTTCAGTAGTTACAGTTTCGCCAAATGTCGAAGTGCTTTCACTTAGATCATAAACTTGCACATCTTCATATCGAGCAATACCCATTACATCACCAAAGGTTTATAAGGACGAAGCAAAGTATTTACGCCAAATGGCAAATCAGTTAATTTCAATTCAGTAGTATTGCTGCGATTATTATAAAGATGCGTGTATAGCAGCAATCCAGCTTGTTTAATAACTGGATAATCTGCTAATGCACTTGCTGCCAAAGTGTAATCAACAATTACCGGAGAAGTCATTTGCGGATTAATATTGCTTGGCAAATCAGAGCAAATAACTTTTGAGCCGGTTGAATCATAAAAATATAATGATCCTGAAACCGTAGTTAAAACCGGAGTTGTTGAATCATCATAATATTTTACTGAATCAATTGTTACACCTGTTTGGCTTATTTCCGGCAAATCTAAAGAAATAGGGGAGCCATATAAAGCTGAAACACCATAATAAACACGGTAAGAAACCGGCGCAATTGGCATTCCTAAATAATCCTCAATCGCCATTCTGACAGCAACTTCTAAAGCAGAAAGATAAGTATCTTGCGAAGTGTCAGAATAAAGATTGATCTGATTGCGAATTTCAGTAAGCGTTAACCAAACTGCAGCAATGTTTCTGCTCGTTTGCTCAAAGCGATCATAGTTAAATGGATTGCGCGTTGGCGCAAGAGCCACATAACCTAAGCCTGTCGTTTCGCTCGGCATAATTAAGCAGTCGCAATAACACGAACACCGGCAAACGGGTCGCGAACAGTGCTTGCCATACGTTTTTGAGCAAACAGCGTAATGAAGCCGGGAGCGGTTTGATCCATTGCTTGAATATCCATTTCTTGGACATCAGCAATCGTCATAAAACGAGGCCAATTAGCCAGATAAATAGATTTTGCGCCTACGCTTGACCACGGATCAAGATAAGGATTGGGAATAACAGGCCAACCGAATACATTAACAACAGAACCGCCATTTGCCACGCCAGTTTCAACAAAATACGGAACATTTCCCGCTGTAATTGCTTTCGTCAAAACATCGATTGCGGTTGGGTGCATCATCCAAGCAGTGCCGGGAAGCGACCAATATTGACCGGGCAAAGCTGCCCGCATATCGGAAAGAGTTGATTTGCTCAAACCCGCAATTGTTGATCCTACCGTTGCAATTGTATGCAAACCATTTGTTAAAGCTGTGCCGCTAGTGCCGAATGCGGAAACTGCACCTGCTGCGCCCGGATAATAATTCAAGCCACGCAAGCCATATGTTGCGCCTGTGCTTGCAGTAGTGCTGCCTGATTGATCGTTATTTAAACCCATGGACGCGCCTTCTAAAGCCGCAAATTCCATCATCAAATCTTCAATCAGCACATTGTTCAAACCATTTACATCAGACAACACAGCCGAACGAATTGGGAGCTGTGCTGTAATAACTTGAGTTGGCATTTGCCAAATGCTGGTGTTGATATTTGGCGATCCGCTATCAGGAGTAAATGTATAACCCCAAGGATTAGTGGCATTTGCCGCATTACCAGTTTTTGCTACAAATTGAACGCTAGACATATTTGCAGCGGAAATTTCACGCGCTCCTTGTCTAAACGGGTTTGCATATCGGAAAGATGCAAAAGCATCGTCAAAAAATGTTCGACCACCGACACCATCACCGCTGCCGGTCAGCGCAGATGCTTCGCGCAAATCAATTTTTATCTTATCGCCTGTTTCAAGCGTAGATTTAATGCCAGCAAGGATACGTTCGGTAATTTTCATTTTTTATTTCCTGAATTCTTAAAAACCCCATCGAGCCGAAACCCGATGGGAATTTAATTTGCTGCTTAGGTTGCCGTACCAGTCGAGCGATAACGAACACCGGCAAAAGGATCGACAACCGAAGTTGCAAGACGCTTTTCGCCGAAGAAAGTAATAAAGCCCGGCAGGGTCTGGTCATAACGACGCATAACCATATTCAAACGATCCACAATGCTATGGAAGCGATTGAAATCACCAAAGTACATTGGATATAGGCTAGTAGTGCCAGCAGAGCCGGTCGATGTTTGTGAAGGAGTGTCAAGATACTTATTAACAACTACATCAAAGCCAAGCAGCGAGCCAACAATGCCATCAGTACGGGCCAGACCATCGACATAAATTGGACGACCTTGGCTATCAACCAAGCCGCGAATTTGCTGGAGCAAAATTGGGCTAATGATAAATTTAGCCGTTGGAGTCCAGTACTGTTGCGGCAGCGAGTAAACAAAGTTCACCACGTCTTTATAAGTGATATTTGCTGCGCCAACAGTATTCGCATTAGTTGTCAACTGGTCATAAGTTGCCAGCGAATGCAGACCGGAAGTGCTGCCTGTGCCGCTAGTGCCGAACGCTGCCGTAGTAACTGATCCGCCTGCATAAGTTGCAGCCGCGCCAGCGTATTGATTCAAACCACGCAAACCATTAGAGCCGCCGTATGGCAAGCTGGTCGCGCCTTGATCGTTATTTTGAATCATTGACAGAGCTTCAGCTTGGCTAAATTCAACCAGCATATCGTCAACAACATTGGCTTCAAGACCGTCAATATCATCCAGCGCAGCAGTGCGGATTGGAAATTGCACGTTCAAATCTTGCAAAACCAATTGCCAGATTGTGGTGTTTTCAGTAGTAGCCGAACCGTTATTCTGAATCGTATAACCCCAAGAGGCCCCTGCATTGCCTACTTTGCTGCGAAATTGATAAGACGAGCCATCAGTTGCAACAGTACGCGAAACGCCACGCATTGGATTTGCGAGACGCAGTGCCGCAAATACTGGATCATAAGCTGTACGGCCACCTTGGTTATTGCCGCCGCCAGTAAGAGCCGAGGCTTCCTTCATGTAAGCAGCATGGTGGCTTTCATCTTCAAACATTTTCAGTTCTTTTTCAGCGCGACCGCCTGATTTAAAGAATGCAGAAAGTTGTTCTTTTACCGAGCGATTAACACCGGCACGAATGCTGGCTTCAGGCTTGATAATTGATGGTGCTTGAATGCTTGCAACTTTAGCTTCAAGAGCAGAAACTTTTTCAGCAAATGCGGCTTCAGCCGCGGCAAGTGCTTCGGTAATTTTTACATCAGCAGCAGCAGCAGCTTCAGTTTTAACAGAGGCTTCAATAGCATCCAGTTTTTCGAGAATTTCTTTAGACATAATTATTCCTTAAGATTTTTTGAGTCGTGATTCAAGAGCTTTTAACAACTCGCGTTGTTCAAGTGCCGCAAGAATCTCAATTGCCGCATCCGATTTAGCATCACGCACATCGGGAGTCGGTTCAGCTTTTTCGATAAGAGCATCACGCTCACCGATAGCCTTGCCAAATACAGATGCGGCTTTTTTCGCATCTGTTCGAGAAAATCCAGCATCACGCAAAGATTTTTCAAATACTTTTAAATCTGCCGAACCATCAGCGCGGAAATATTCCATCTTGCTGATGTTTGCATTTGGATTATTTGGATTCATAACAATGGATACTTCAGACAAACCACCTTTTGTGATTTGAAAATATCCTTCGTCCCAATAATCTTGCGATCCGGCAGGGAATGGAGTTCCATCCTCTTTTACCCATTGATATTCATCGGCATATGCACCAACAGAAACGCCACCAATCATAAGAGGCGATTCTTTCATGATGGTATAAATATCTTTGCCTGCCGTAGTATTTACATAAATTGAACCTTTACCGATCATGCCTTCATCAGTAAATTCAAATTCATCCCATTTACCTACCGGCATGGCTTCGGAGTTATGCTGAAAATACATAGGCAAAGGCTTGCCAGTAGCAGCAAATTCTTTTGCCCATTCTTTAAATGGCTCTGGTTGATAATTAAATTTGCGACCGTCTGCGCCTTCTCGTGCGCCCCATGTAGTAAGCATGGCTTCAATAGTGCCGGATGGGGAAGCGGATTCGTCAGCATTAACGCCGAGATTTACTTGAGATTCAAATACAAAAGTGACGTTTTTAGTCATAGAAAACCACCTTTTTTTCTTTCATACCATTAGTTTTAAATGGTTTTTTAATGCGAATATCGGCGTTTAATTTTATTTTATCCGCAATCTGCTTTTGCTTTGATTGCTTATGATCGGGCTTCATGCTTTACCTGCGCTTCCAGTCTTTCCGACCGAACTAGTATTGCCGCCGCCGCCTGTGTCTTGTGGTGATGTTCCGCTAATTGCTTGTTGCTTATTATTACTTGCAACTAATTTATTGGCAATATTATCATTAATTTCAGAAAGTCCCAAATATTTACGCGCCTCATTCGGCGTAAAAATTCCAGCATTAACACCTGCGACCGAATAATTCATTTGATCTAATGGTGCGCCTTTTAAAAAATCTTGAGTTTGAAACTTAATATAAAGATTTGGAAAACCCTGAAGCAAACTAGATTTTAATTTTTGCTCAACATTAGTAATCATTGGTGACATTGTTGATTTATAAAATTCATCAAGCAATGTTTGAGTATTATTAAACTTACCTTCACCAACTCCAACCATTTGATGCGGAACGCCAAACAAGGCGCAAATTCTTGTCATCGTTTGCTGCTTTAAATTTGCTACATCAGCATCTTGAATAGTAAGCATATCAACAGGCATATATTTCATGCCATTATCCAACAACATTCCTTGACCCGGCTTTGACGGATCACTTGGACGCGATCCAGTAAGTTGCGACCAACCATCCTTAAGCCGAGCAGCAATTTCTTTATATTTTGAATCTGGAATAACTTGGTCTGTAACAAATAAGCCGGATGGTTTTGCGCCATTTAACATTATATAATTTGCATAAAGATCAATGTCTTGATCCAATGCTACCAATTCAGTAGCAAGAATGCCTTTATTAAAACCAGCAGAGCCTTGCCATGCAGCCTCTTTAGCGTGCATTACTTGCCATGCAGCAAGCGGCTCATCTTTACTAAATCCATAAGTTGGCGTTGATAGCCGGTAAGTTGGGTATCTTGTTGGCGTTAATTGAGCAGTAATCAGCGTTGAATCAAGAATATACATCTCAAGCGGAGTTTGATCTTGTTTATTCTGATCTTTGCGCCATAGCAAAGTAAATGCCTCACCAGATAAATCAAGCCACATTGAGAATTGATACCAAAACTCATATTGCGATTGAAAATTATTGGGATTGGAAAGCAAAGAATAAACCTGCTTAGCTTTAATCTTGTCTCGCGCACCAATACTAGGATCATGGCAAGCATTTACCAATTCATCATTTGCGTTGTATGCCATAACTTCAATTGGCAATTGAGACAATGCGCGAGCTTTAACGCCGACACAAGACATAATAGTGCTATTACGAGATAGCACAGACATATCAACAGTTCGACCGGCTTGCGTTGCCGAGCTGGTCGTAACATAAAGCATTTGCTGGTAGGCTTGTGGCGAACCAGCATTCCGAAGAACATTATTGCCCAAACTCGTCATTCCAAATAACGAGTTGCTTTCAGTACTTACTGCTGATTTTCTTTTGAAAATATCAGTGAGAGCCATATTAAACCTTTGGAATAAATGACCAGCCATCTTTTGGCGGGTATGAATAAATCTTGCCTTTTACTTTACAAGTATTGCCGTGGCATCTAACTCTAATTGCTTTTTCGGTACAATTATTTGCTTTTGCTGCATCATATAGACTGCAAAAAATTCCAAATGGCGTAAGGTAATGACCAGAAAAATTGAAATTTTTTATTCCTTTTTGCTTATTTTTTTCTAATAAAAAAGGATTTATCCATCCTGTTTTTTCTTTTTCTTTAATAGATTTTATTCTTTTTTCAATAGTTTCTTTTGATTGTTTTTTGCCTAAATTAACAATTCGCAATTTATCTTTATGAGATTGTGATTTTGCAATTCCTAAATTTACTTTATTTCCAAATTGGCCTTCTCCACCATTTGTTTTATTAGCTAATTTAATGCCTAATTTTTTATATTTATCTATTGCTTCAATTTCAACTAAATAAGCTAATTCATCATCAATATTTGAAACTATTTTTATTTTTTTACAGCCGCCATCTTTGCGAACAATGTTTGTCCAATGCTTATTTCTTTGTTTTTTATCATCAATTCTTTTGCCCGTTCCTTTTCCAACATAAAAAGGAATGTTAGATTCAAGCCTTAAATGAACATAAACATAAGCAGAATTCATCTTTCAGCCTTTTTTATTATATCAAAATGTTCTGAATCCATATCCTGTATTGTTTACTGGATGATCCAATGAACAATGCATAGCAATTATAAGGGCAATTACGCCATCAACTTTCGCTGATTTATCAGCTTCATTTTTACGAATTTTAATGTTTCCGTTTACATCTTCGTACACTTCGCAATTTCCAAGCTGCCAACCAAGGAACGGATTGCCATTGTGTTTAATATTTTTGCCTAAAATTAACTTTTCCAAATGCTTTGATGGATTGCTTAAAACTGCCATGCCTTGACCAACTTTTTTAACTGGCAAAGCATCATCATGCAATCGAGCAATTAAACTTGCAGCATTGTATGCGTCATAACCTAATTCTTTTAATTCGTATTTTTGGGCTTGTTGTTTAATATATTCGCTGATTTCTCGATCATCCATCACATTGCCTTCAGTTAAATGCAATATGCCGGAATCTTTAGCATTTCTAAAAATATCTAAATAATGTTGCGGAACATGATTCAAACCTTCTTCGGGTAAAAAGAATTTAAACTCTGCAAAATAATCATCTTCTGCATATCGTTTTAATGTGCAAACAGCATTTAAATCTCGCGTTGCCGCTAAATCAAAACCCATAAATACAGCTTCAGGAACGCGCTCATCAGATTCAATGGCACATTCATCCCAATGATTTCGGTCAATCCATGCAGAGTTTGCGCTTACAAATACATTAAGAGTTTTACAAAGAAACTCATTTAATGTCGCTGGCTTTGATTTTGATTCTTCGGCGCGCTGCTTAATAGCATCTTCAAATACGCTAATGCCGTGCATTGGATTTGCTTTTGCCCATGTGTCTGGATTCTGCCAATCATCATGCGGATCAAGCCCGTATAACAAACCAAACCAATGCGGATTATCTGTTGCTTCACCCGATAACATTGATTGAAACATCAGCATATCTTCAAAAAACTTTGTGTCTTTTGTAAAACTTGCGGTAGTAATATAAATTCTCAAAGGATTTTTTCGCGCCACCATGCCGGAGTGCAAAACCTCAATTGAATTACGATCAACAATCTGAGCGGCTTCATCAATAATGGCGCAAGATGGATTTAAACCATCGCCTGTTTTTTTTGTGTCTCTTGATAGTGCTTTGAATATAGATTGAGAATCACCAGTTTTTGTAATCTGATGTTTTCCTACATTGTAAATTTTTGCAACTTCTTGCGGCAAAGATTCAATTAATCCAATAGCAGCAGTAAATACAATTGATGCTTGATCCCGGCTTGTGGCAAGCGTAAACACTTCGGAGCCAGCTTCACCAAAGATTAATTCATAAAGCCCAATGACGGCAATTAAAGTTGATTTGCCAGCTTTACGCGGAATGAAGATGATTACATCAGTAACCATTCTTTTTGATCTATCTTTTTTAGATTTGAATCCATAGATAGAACAAGCAAGCAGAATTTGAAATGGCTCAAGAATAAATGGCTGCCCGGCCATTGCTCCTTTTGTGTGCTTAGTTAAAAAAGCAAATTTTAGAAAGTGATCGACAGCCTCCGGGATAAATTCCCATTCCCATTCTTTGTTTTCAAGTTGATTTAGAAAACGCTGGCAAGATAAACGAATGTCTCGGCAAACTAAAATCTCGCCTTTGACAACTTGATTTGCATATATAACCCCGTCTTGCCATCTCATTGAGGAGTCCAGCCTTTCATAAAGCTGGAAAGAGCAGAATCATCCTCAAGTTTATTTGCGGCCAATCTTGATTTTGGAGTGAGGCCCAATTCATTCATTAGCCTTACGCAATTGTCCATTGCTTTATTTGCAATTGAAATATATGGGTTCGGAGCAAGCGTTTTGCCATTGTTGATTTTAATTACAAGAGGATGTTTGTCTTGTTCAACAATTGCATCAATATAAACTTGCATTTGGTTTGCCAGCATTGCCAAAGTATGACGATCCTGATTAGAGCCAATCCCATAAACATCATACAAATACTCAGCAGTTTCTTTGACAAATTTTGCCTTGCTAAATAACTCTGGTTGAGAAATCCATTCTGCAAAAGGAATTCTTGCTTTTATTTTTTCTGGCAGCATTACTCCAACATTCATGCCCTTGCTGCCATGAACACTATGAACTTCTGCCGGTAATTTATTGTGCGCTGCCATTTATTAACTCTGCTTTCTTCCCTGTAAATTCTTCCCATCGTTTGACTATAACGTCACAGTATTTGGGGTCTAATTCCATTAATCTTGCTTTCCTATTTAATTCTTCGCAAGCAATCATTGTGCTTCCAGAACCGCCAAATAAATCTAAAACTATATCTGCTTTATGATTACCAATTGCTCTTTTAGGAATTGCAACTGGCTTTTGTGTCGGATGTAATTTATTTATTCCTTCTTTGTTTTCTTCCCAAACTCTATTTTCATTAGTTGCGCCAATAAAATTAAGTTTTGAACCTTTTTTCTTCCAAATAACACATGGTTCATGATTTGGTTTATATGATGCTCCTAATGCACCGTAGCCACCTTTTTTCTTCCAAATAAGCAAAGCAACAACTTCACCGCCAACATTTTCAATCCCTCTATATAAACCAAATGGAACAGTGTCAGCATAAAACATAAAAACAGCACCATCGCAAAAAATAGATGCAATAGTTACAGCTTCCTCGTATAAATCTATATCATCATTTTTAATCATTTCTCTTGCATTACCTTGCAAACCTTTTGATGAATTTTGTAATCCACCTGTATAACTAACTCCATAAGGCGGGTCAGTAAAAACCATATCTGCTTTTTTACCATCCATTAATTTTTTAACAGCATCAATGCTTGTACTGTCGCCACACATCAATCGATGATTACCAAGCTGATATATATCGCCAAGTTTAGTAATTGGTTCGTCAGGAACATCAGGAACGGCATCTTCGTCTGTCAATCCTTTAATTTGCTCAGGATTTAATGCGGAAATTTCCTCGTCACCAAAACCAGTCAATTGAAGATCAAAACCTTCTAATTTTAACTCTTCAAATTCCAGCGCAAGCATGTCATTGTCCCACCCTGCATTTAATGCAAGTTTATTGTCGGCAATAATCAATGCCCGCTTTTGAATATCCGACAAATGAGCCAATTCAATGACAGGAACTTTATCCATGCCAAGTTTGCGAGCAGCCATTAAGCGGCCATGCCCGGCAATGATGCCGGATTCACCGTCAATCAAAATTGGATTAGTCCAGCCAAACTCTTTGATGCTGGCCGCAATCTGTGCAACTTGCTCATCGCTATGCGTGCGAGAATTCCTTGCGTAAGGAATCAATTTTTCCACTGAGATTTGTTGTATTTTCATTTCTTGTTGCATTAAGTTTAACCCCCTAGTTGCCCTGCTCTATTTGCAGCAAATTGGC